CTTCGAAGAAATCAAGTTGGGTTCCTGAGTATATTTCAAACGCTATTCTTAAAGCATTCTCAGCAGATTTATAATCGCTATCTTTTCCTGATTGCTCTGCTTTCTTTTGAAGCTTTCCCCACTTCCTTAGAAGAGAAGTTAGAGGGTTAACTACTGAATCTCCCGGTCTATATATACCTCTACTCTTATTAACCTGTTCTTCAACAGCTGTACCTAAAATTGGAATTTGATATAAAAGATTTAAACCAACCATGGCGTCAAACATCCTCTGCTTAACCTCTTTTTCGTCATCCTCTCCTCCATTAAAATACTTAAAGGAGTTAGCCATAGCAACAAAAAACACGTTAGCGACACCCAAAGCTAAAAACATCCCTCGAAACATCTCCTGTGTAGGCAAATCTTTAGCCTTACCTGTTTTGATAAATTTACGCATCGCCCTTTGTATGCTAGTGGTATTCTGCATAACCTTATTTATCTGAAGTATTAATGTACTTCCAAACTGAATGAATGCTCTAATTAGATAATTGCTTTTCATCTGAAGTGGAACCTTATCAATGTTCATTCGAGATTGCTGAGTCTCATTGAACTCTTCCATTTTATCAACAGCTGCCTCAGAGTCCATACCATTTCGTATATCTCTATTGTATGTGGCCATATACCCCATAACACCCATGATGTCTCCTACAGTTGTAGCTGACCCTAAGCCGAATTTTAATACTTTCTTCCATATACTTGCCCTTGTTCTCCTCTGCTCTTTAGCTACTCGTGAACCGGACTCTAACCCCCTTACATCTCCTTGAAAAGCCTTTCTAATACGGTCTCTAAAAACAGCTGATACTTTCCATGCTTTGGCTACTTGCCATGGGAAAGTTGCAATCACCTCAGCAGTGTCTACTATATACATAGTTAAATCTAATCCCGGAATTCTCGTCTTCCCCTTTCCTCGGAAATTGTATTTCTCAAAAGCCCAAACAGCAGAGGTAGCTTGTTTTCCAACTTGAACAATCTTCAACGCTAAAGCAAACCCTGTATATTGAGTGAATAATTTATCCATTCCATTTGCCTGAATAGCGGATTTACTCCCGTCAGGGTTTACAGCAAAATTAATTGAATTCTTTACGCTCGTCATAACACCTAACGTATTAAGAAGAGAGTTTACAGATGGGAATTTAAATATTTTACCAAGCTTTACTGACCCCTCTGCGTATGCTTTATATCTTTCCATCTCCTCAAAGTGATTCTCTAAAGCCGAGGTGAAATCAGTAGCTGTTAGTAAAACATCCCCCTCAGTATTGGTTCTTCCTTTTGTAGCGCTTTCAGTCATTTTTGCTAAGACAGCATTCCAATCTCCGTCCTGTATAAGAGAGGTGGTGATGTCTGTCAAAACACTCTGAGTAGGGAAATAATTTTCTATCTGTACAAGATTGACGTTATTTACTACAGAGTAAACACCGTTAATCCCTTCAAAATATTCTGTGCTTAGGTACTCTACGATTTTATCAGCAAACTCTACAAGCTCAGGACCTAACTCCGTTTTTATAGCCTCCATCTTTGCTTTAGTTATACCCTGCTTATGGAGTTTAGCTCTTTGAACCTTGTTTTTACTAAGAGCATACCACCTAAGTAATATATCTAAAGGAAATACCTCATTCTCTTGAGGGTTACCTTCAGAGTCTGTAATACCATCAACCTTACTCTTAATTCCTTTAGCTAAAAGCTTTAGTATACCATTATAGTTTTTAACACCTTTAATACTACTAGCTATCTCATCTAGCTTATGTATCTTTTGGCTTTCAACACCCTTAATAGTTGACTGCTCCATTTTTCTTAAAGGAACCTGAACATTCTTTGTAAAGAAATCTCCTTCTTTATCTAAGCTATTGGTAAGGGTCTTTAAGTTCTTTAAATTACCTCCTAAATTCTCTATCCATCTTGAAAGGCTAGTAAATATAAAGTTATCCTTCCAAACTTTAATATCATTAAGGATACCTCTGTTACGAGCTCTTATACGTTTAGTTAACTCGCTTTTATCATTTATACGATTGCGATTTATATATGTTCCGTCAGGATTTAATAGCCCATTATAACCCTCATTAATAGCTGCGTCAGCTTCAGCTTTAAGCTCGTCCATTTCTGCCTTCTCTTCCGCTCGTTTGTTTTGTAGCACCGAGCGACCACCCTTCGTGCCTAACTTAACGTCCTCAAGCAACTGCTCCACTTGTTCTAGACTCATGCTTCTAATTCCTCTAAGAGAATTGAAAGACATATAAGCAAACAACTGAGAGTTCTCTTTTGTGGTAAGACTGTTGGGGTCTTTTTGTAATATAACTTCTATATCCGGGAAGAACTTTTCAGTAAAATCTTTTTCGTTAATCTCTATAGGCTTCCCTTTTCGTGTTTCTAGAACACCATCAAGAACCCTATTCATAGCTGCGAAAAACTGCTGACTCTCTGCGTCTAAACCCTTTCCTTTAATTCGGTTCGCTGCAGTTCTAGATACTTTAGTATTGTTTTTTATTAACTTTCGTACCTTAACAATTAAAGAATTGCGATATGCATCCTCAGATTTATTATAGATGTTTGTCATATAATCAACAAATCCATCAACCTGAGTTTCATTAGTTACATCTGTCTTAGCAAATCTTGTAATGATTCTTGCCGCTTGGCGTGTTGTAATCTTCTCCTTTTTCACAAGCTCATTAACCTCTTGTGCAAGGACCTCAGAAGCCTTTCGAATAGTAGACTTCATATCTTTAGCTCCACGATTGAAAGCTTTTATCTGAGCCTTCAATAAGTCAGCCTCTGAAATTGAAATCTTATCTGCTTCTATATTTCCAAGAATTTTTGTGGTTTGATTAGGACCTCCCTTTTCTTTTGCCATCAACTCAGATACAAGTGCTGAACTTATACCTCGACTTTCTAATAATGTTTTTATAGCAACATCAGATTTCCCTTGAGCTCTTATATCTTTTATTACCTTAACGACAATACCCTTTAATTTTGTAAGCTCTTTAGATTCTGAGCTACTCTTTTTTGAGAACTTAGCAAGAGACCGCATCGCTTGCCGTTGTTTGGCAGTGGTTTTAATCTCTTTACCTCCAAGTATATCTGCCAATGCAGAGTCTATAAATTCATCAAGAGTTAAATCTTGAAGTTCTTCTACCTTTATTTTCTTAGATACCTTAAACTTTTTCTTAACATAATTCCACATCCCAAGCAACCATTCTTGGAACTTGCTTTTAGTGGAGCCTTCTACAATAGTTTGACCTTTATTCCCGATGAGTATCGACAGAGCCTCAAGAGCTGCTGCCTCTGTATCTCCATCAAATTCTTCAAGCTGTTCTTGATAGGTGTCAGTTTCCTTTACAAGCTCTATACCTCTCGCTAAAATAGCTCGTCCTCTCTTAGTAGTTTTTAAGTAGTCAGTCCATATATGAGACATCTCATGGATGGCTGTGTTATATAAAGCTGAGTCAGAATTATGGACGTCAGGATTGATATATATATCTCCTTCAGTGGTGACACCATAAAGAACCTCTCCTCCTTTTAAGTATGTCTTAACTCCTTCAGTTTCTATTATATCACTAAACTCTTGTGAGTTAGTGGAGATAGTTACGTGAGGGAAAGATAGATTTAAAAAAGAAAGAAGCTTGTTTACATTCGTAGAGTTAGAACCACTAACAGCTCCTGTATATTCCTTTGATGGGATACCAATGCCTACTCCTGTTTGTTGTGCTAAAATACTTTTTGCAGAAGCTTGTTTACCCTTCTCTTCTTTCTGAATTAACTTCTTAAAACTCTTCTCGAAAGCAATAGGATACGCCTCTTCCATAGGAACAGGGTTCGATAATATACCTATAGATTTCCCTTTAACTCCATACTTATAGTTGGGGTGAGTTGTTGAACTAACTCCCGGATTCAATACATCAACCCCCACAATAGCTACGACATTCCCTATAGGAACATTTCTTAACTCAGGGTCTGTAAGTAAATCAGTTATAACTCCTAAGCTAACTTTTCTTTTGGCTTCATTAGGTAGACCTTCTATTAATGCTTTTACTACAGCTTTAGTTGGAGCCCCCGGGGTTTTAGACTTTTCTCCCGGATTGCTAACACTTCCATATGTAATTTTCTGCATCATAGCAGCTCGTTGAGGAAGGCTTAGTTGCTCTACAACTTTAGAAGATATCACATCGTCTATTATCTCTGCCTTTGATTTCGCTACAACATTCTTTATTGTGCTCCAAACCTTTATTCCTTTCTTAACAGCATTACTAACCTTCTTGCCTTCAGAAATCTGTTCTGCAGATTTGGCTTTGAATTTTGCAAGCTCACTTTTAATCTCTTGCTTTAAAGCTTTTAGTGCGGCCTTTCTATTCTTAACAGGAAGGGTTTTTACGTTGTCTGACAAGACTCTAAATACAGCTTCATTGGACATCATAGAAGTCGGTCCCATCTTAACTACATTCATAGGCACTAACCCATGATATTGCGGATTGGCTTTCCACCAAGCTCTGTATAAATCTTCGTTCTCTTTGAAAACCTGAAGTGCCTTACCTACTATAGCACCCCCTTCTTTCTGAGAGGTGTTTGCCCATGCAAAATTCTCATTACCCTCCGTTCCGTTAAATCCAATAGACCCCTTTAAGTTATCTACTGTATTACCCGTCTCAGGGTTTACTGTATTACCCGTAGTAAGTTGGTCGGTTATAGTGAAGATGGTAGGAACGCCATCAACGACTTTTAGTGTTACGCTATTTAATGGACTATCCGTTCTTTCGTTTAATTTCTCTACACTTACAGGTGTGGATGATTCAAAACCTAGAGAGAGGTCAGAGTTTGGTGACTCTATATTATCAATAGCTTCTGTTACTGCAGAAACCTCCTCCTCATTAACCTTAGTTTCTTCTTCACTTTTTAATCTAAACCTAGCCTTCTTGTTTTGACTTGCTACCCACGCCTTTCTCTCCTTGCTATTTGGCTTACCTGCAATCTTTATAAAGTCAGCGTCTGCTTCCTTCTGCTCCTTAGGAGTCATAGGCTTTGCTGAATTAACTACCTTCTTCTCTTCCTTAGAAGCCTCAGAAGCTTTCTTAATTTTTCTATTTGCCTTATTCTTATCCCTCTTAAACTCAGAGATATCATCTTTATATTCCTCTATCTGATTTGCAGCGTCTTCTTTTAAATCTACAATCTCATATTTCAACTCCTCAAGCTCTTCTGCTTTGGCGTCCTTGGATTTCTTAGACTTCTTTGCGATAGCAATCTTCTTCTTAACCTCTTCAATATCTTCCTTTAAATTGTACTTTACGTTACCAATCTCATTCTCAGCATCCTCAATCTCCATTTCAAGGTCATTAACCTCATTCTCAGCTTCGGCAATCTCATCCTCTACCGGAGCAGTTTTGGGGGTCTCCTTTACAGGAGCCTTCTCTTCTTCAACTGACTTTGCGGCAGGCTTCTTAGGAGCAGGTTTCTTCTTAGGCTCTCCTACTGAGTTCTTTTGGTCCTCTTCAATTCTAGTGCGTCTAATAGCATCTTGAACAGTCTCTCCTGCACGAGGAACTACCGTCCTCTTTTTAGAAGCATCCTCTTCTTGAGATGATTTGGTGTTAGTTTTCTTAGGAGCAGGCTTCTTCTTAGGCTTCTTCTTAGGGGCCTCCTTGGGCTTTGAACCCTCTGTCTCTGTCTCTGCCTCTGTCTCTGTCTCTGCCTCGTAAAGAGTCTCCCATGTACCGTCCTCATTCTTCTTCTGAAGCTTCGCTACATCAGATTTATTGTATCCACCTTTTACCCATCCATCTTTTTCGCTTTTCATCCTAACCCTTGAACCCTTCTTCTTATCATCAAAACCTTCTTCTTTAAAGGTTACTCTATAATCAGCGTCAGAAGCTGTAGTTACTTCAGATGAAGAGGTTACATCAACTCCTGCAGTTTTACTCTTACCTTCAATTGTCTCACCATTTTCAAGTGCATCGACCTCTGATTTACCCACGAATCTATATATGGTTTCCTTTACCCATTTTAAGTTATATTCCGCTAGTTTTTCTTGAGCTTCTATATCTCCATTTCTTGCTTTGTCAACAGTAACATCAGAATCCTCCTTTGTCTTAGTCTCTTGAGCAAGATTATCTATAGCACTTAAATTATCTTCAGATACATCCTCGGAAATATCTGACCCCTTTTGAACCAATACAGGAAGCTCCATCTTTAAAGAGAAACCTTTAGCCCTGCCTTTGCTGTCTCTTACTCTCACAGGTTTAACTACGATACCGGGATATATAGCTTCAATCTCTTTTATCTTTGCCTCGGCATCGTCTTTAGTCTCAACAATTACATTATTGTAGTCATCGCTATCGCTTGTAGCCTCCCCTTTTTTAGCTTCGTTAAGAGTAACAGGTTTCGTTACTACGTTACCATCGCCATCTGTCTCCTCTACGTACCCATACTTCTTTGCCTTATCCCAAACACCTAACCCACTCTCAGAGATACTTTTTGTCTCTAGCCATTTATGACCTTCAGGAAGTAACTTCTGACCTTCAGAAATCATAGTAGCAAAATCAGATTTAGATGCGTTTACCATCTTCGAAGTCCATGAGTTAGTAGGCTTTCCGTCCTCATATATACGGCTGAAAGAAACGAAATCATTCTTACCTTTACTGCTGACGACAACATCTGTATCTCCTGACTCTGTATTCGTATATGTACCCGTAGCTACGCCATTCTCGTTAGACTCCGTGACATCTGAAAGAACAGCTGTCCCCTGAGAAGTATTCTGAGACTCCCCAAATAAATTTTTATCACGCCCCTCTAATCTCTGCTTCACTAACCCATCCAACATCTCTGTTTGTTTGGTATCAATCTGCTCCTGAGTAGGGTTCTTAACTCCCTCCTCCTCCAACTTAATCTTAGCTGAAGCCTCATCCACAGCTACAGTGTTAGTGATAACATTACCATCCTTATCAGTGGTAGTATTAGAGTCTGTGTCGGTAGACATCAAAGTTAAAGTCTTATTGATAGCATCTATCTCTAACTGCTCTTTCGTTACAAGCTCCTTATTTCCTTTGTCTACAATATCCTGTAGCTTACTTCTTTTTGTAAGCAACTCCATAGCTGTCTTCTTTTGAGCCGTTGTATAGGAATCAGGTATTGTATCCATATTCCCCTTAACTTTCTCTGAGGAGTTTAATTCAGCTAAAGCTTCTTTCTTACTTTTTGTCCCCGATAAAACGTCATGCTTAAGCTTTTCTTTATATGCCGCTGTTAGACTCTCATCCTCCATGACAGCTTCAAAGGCTTCATATTCTGCATCCGATAACTCATTAAACTTACCGCCCGTCAAAGCTGAGTTGACAGCTCCCGGAGCACCCATAACAAACCCACCTATACCCTCAGCTACCGCTCCCCAAAAGACCTGCTTTGTTCCTCCCCAAAAACTTTCGGGAGTCTCAAAGTAATCTCCTTCTTTCATAGTACCATATATCTCCTTAAAAGTTATATCGCTTATCTCCTGTAAACCTCCTGTCTCAAACTCTACCGCTGTAGAAGCCGCTAGTTTTAGAAGAAGTCTTTTCCCCCCGTGAGCAACTTCAGTATTTACATACTCAGTAAAGGTTTTATTACCCGGTCTTATTTTATACTTCTGTAAAAGTTTAAGTATAATAGTAGTGGTACCTGATTTGTTTGCTAAAGCTTTTGTCATACCAAAATGCTCTAACCAACCCATGACTAACCCCATAGGAGCCGCCATAGCAAACTTCTCAAGCTCAGTAATACCCTCGAATGCAGGGTTATTTTCTGTCTCTTGATTTACGAAGTCAATTCCCTGAAGCACTAGCCCCGGCATCCCGAAAACCATAGCAGGGATAGACCCTGCAACTCCATATATAGCCCCTTGAACAAAACCTACATCGTCAACATATTCCTGTGACGTGCCTGACCCCATCTCCTGAGCTACTGCCGTTCCACGCTCACGTATAAGCTGACTCATTCCTTTTCTGTCCTGAGAAATAAATTCACGAGCTGAATGAGAGAAGGGATTATCCTTCACAGCTCCCTTATCCATACCCTTTAGGTATTTAGCCCACATATCCCCATTCGGGACACCTGAAGTACCTAAATTAATCGTTGTGTCTATAGCCGCAGAAAACATTCTACCAAAACCTGAACTCCAAAACTCATTCAATAACCCCCCAAAGAAATTCCCCTCCTCAGCTCTCATAGCAGTATACTCCCCTACAACCCTATCCAATTCTTTGCCTCGTGAAACCATTCCACCCCAATCTTCCTCTACCTCTTTTGCGTCTATAGATATTTGAGCTTTCTCTGATTTCCACTTCTGATAAGCTCCAATATTTTGTGCGAACTCTTCATCGCTCATAGCCATAAATTCTTTCTCTACTTTATCAGACTCTGTCTGTCTTGCCATAACAGAGTTTAATTTGTCCTTTATATTCTTAGTGTCCAATTGTATGTCAAGCATACGCTCATCATAATCTTTCTTACCAAGAACTTTACGGTCTCTTTCTATAGCATCTGCCTCTACCCTGTCTAAACCTGTTTTCTCAATAGGTTCATGCTTGTCCATAAACTTCTTAAGCTTCTTAGACTCAAGCAAATCTGCATTTGCCCCATCTATAGATTGCATTGTTATCTCCTCAGTGTCTCCATTGGGAGCGGTAACCAACATAACATTACCTTTTTCATTCCCCAACCATTCCGTCTGATGCTCAAATGTAAAGTCGTAATCACCATAGCGATACTCCATCTCACGTATAACATTATCCGTCTCTAACTCAGCTATAGAGCCATATTCAAAATCTCTATCTTTAAAGTTTAGACCAATCTTATTATCTTGCTCATGCTCACGGTTAAGTATTGAATCACCTAACCTTTGATATGGTCTTCGTGTATCCTCAGCATCACGTTTACGGGCGTTCATTACAGATACTTCGTCATCAAAATCATACACAGACTGACCCTCTCTTGGGACGCCATAGTTGACCGCATCGGGATTAGCTACCGCTTCGCCCTCTCTTGGAGGGGTGACAGGGGTATCTAAAAAACTATCTTCAGGACGTGCTTCGGATGAATCCAAAGAACCACTTTCCGAAGTAGATTCCATAAGCTCGTCTTTTTTTTTTAATCCTATACTTGGAAAAAACTGTTGTGAAAACTCTTGAGACGTCTTAGTATATTTCCCACTTTTATTAAGTGAAGAATAAAGTAATCCCACGTTTTCTTCAGTAGAAAATTGCGCTTGGAACTCTTCAAAAGATTTCGTGTAGTCCCCGCTTTCGACTAGACTATTGTATAATAATTCAGATTTATCTTCCATGTCTTATCCTCCTAAGTTATCTAATGAACCACTGCCTGTTGTTGTTGTTGGAGCCGCGCCTGCTGCTGCTGCCGCTTCTGCCTCTTTTTTATCAAGAGCATCCTGTGTAGCTTTTGCTTCTTCTGCTTTGTTACTTCCTACCCCACCATCCCAATCGAATCCCTTGAAGAACTCATCCGTTACATCTTTGTTATTGTACTTATCGAAAACTGAACTTTTTGAGAATAATCTTTTGAAATCATTTGGACTAAGTCTCTTTGGTGGATTAAATTTATACGAATCCATAATCAGTCTGTTGATTTCTTTGAAAATAACATTAGTTTGATTTTCAGGAACGAGGATAGGCATATTCATTACTCCCGGAACATAGATACTAGTAGCAGGATAATCAAAACTTGAAAATTCCGCTACAAAAGCTTCTACTTCAGGCATGTAATTTACCTCAGCATCTAAAATTCCTGATTGAGATAACACACTTTTTTCTGCCGAAGCTTGCTTTCTTCCTTCCTGACTTCCAACATCTTTAAATGCATCATCGTGATACTGAGAACTTGTCATAGGAAGGTCAGGGGCACCCCCTGCAACTACCTCGTCGAAAGGTCGTGGACCTGAAGTGGCTTGATAATCTATACCTGCAGCTCCTTGATGTGTTGTTTTCTTCCTTGGTGTAACTCCATCAGCTTGCATTGCGTTTCCAATACCTGAATCTTCAAGAGCTTTGGCAAGGTTTTTACCTCCGGGAACAAGACTTGTGTATATACTTGACACAAAGTCTACGACACTATCTCCTTTAGGGAAAGGTATCATAGTTTCTAGTTTACCATTAATCATCCTGTCTATTAAAACGTTTTCAGAATTTAGTGGGTCAATATAAAACTTTACTACATTAGGGTCAAGACCTTGTAGGAATCCAAGCCCCGCTCCTGTCTCACTTTCATCTCCCCACCATACATCGGCGAGGTTGGTCACGGCAGTTGTAGCTACTCTAAGGTTTTCTCTTCCTGCGGCTTTGGCAGCGTAGTTGCTATCAGGATTAAACTCTGTCATAGCAGTTTGTTTTTTATCTATCTTACTTAAAATAGAAATCCTCACAGCATCTGCTGCTACGTCTTGCTGTTTAGTGTTATTCTCCACAATCGCTGCTATCTCACTCTCCTTAAGGTTAGGATGATTTTTCTTAAGATATGCTTTGAGCTGCTTAGGACTATCCAAAAAAGCAGGCATAGGTAGTGGCGAGGATGGCTGTAAAGGGTTGTCTATTAAAAGAATTAAATTCTCGTCTGCAGCTGCATCGGCAGGGTTATCAGTAAACCCATAATTATCACCTGTGCTTGGGTTTGATACCACAGTATTAGTAAGGAGAGAGCTAGTGTTAGTAGGGATAGCTGCTGAACCCTTAATAAATTGGTCTATAGCATCAACGACGTACTCGTTCTGAGTAGCCTCAGATAGAGTCTTAACCTCATCCTTCATGATAACCATAACGGTTTCTGCAAGACTAGTTACTATACCGTTACTTGCCTTCTCTAAGTCGTATATATCGTACTTGGCTTTTGTGCGGTTTCGTAAACCGTTTACAGCTTGAAAACTTCCTGTATCTCGGTTCATGGTTATGACACCATCCGCGTCTGTCTGTGTCGTACCAAGGCTTACACGCCCTGTAGCAGGATTAATCCATAGTCTATGGTCAGAGAAATTTCCAAAACCCTGTACAGTACCCAATACATATTGCTCTAAAAGTTGAGCGGATGGTAGACCTGTTTCAGGGTCAACCTGTCCTCGCTCTAACATACCTTTGTATGCAGCATTATAATCCTCAGCAATAGAGAATGCCTCAGCTGTTCCTTGCTTTAGATTTGCGTTAATGCTGTTATAATCTCTTAGCTTTAAATCACCTGATTTAAGCATATTGTTTACCATCAGAGAATACTCTGAAGCACTATTGGCATAGTCAGTAGTAAACTCGTTGAACCCATCACTATCTCCTACAGGAGAGTCAGATAGAGTTTCATTAAAGTCTCTAAAATCTGTTTCAATAGCCGCCTTCTTCTCTTCTCGAACTCGCGCTTCTTCCGAAAGCATGTCCGTCATATCCTTCCCTACATCAGCCCAATTTATCCTGTTTTCAGCGTTACGTTCCGCGTATTTAAAAAAAGTATTAGCCATGGTTAATCTTGTTCTTGAAGTCTAAGGTATTCTAAAGCAGGATTGTCAGGGAATAGAGCATTCTGATATTGCTTACTAGAGGCTACTTGACCCCAATCTAGAGGGTTGTTTTTCTGCCAATTTTTCCAATCCTTCCGGTTATATCCCCCTACAGATGAAAAAGCATCTCTCACTCTCTCCGTACCTCCTGTTTCGTTTTGTATTACATTACCCTTCGCTAAATCAGTTTGATTAAAGGCAGCTTGTTGAGCTTTGTACCCCTTACCTGCATATAGCGGAGCCATTGAAGCTGCCTGCCCTGCCATACTCCCTAATCCTGCTACTACATCTTGTCCTGCCATAGCTGCGTTATCTGCTGCTGCTGCTGCCGCCATTTGAGCACCTTCTATCTCTCCAATATCTAATTGGGTATTGACATCTCTTAAACGACTGTCCTCATCAAGGATGCGTTTCTCTCGTGCTTGAAGCTCTTGACCGTAAGAAACTCGTTCTTTCTCTAGCATTTGGTTTTGAGCTCCCTGAATCCGACCAACCTGAGCGGCTCCACGTTGAGTTTCTTTTGCCGCTTGAGTGGCATTAGCACCCTGCTGCAAAGAAGCCTCTATAGCCATAGTATACGGGTCTTTACTTATAGAAGAAGCCTCTTGATAATTTACATCAAGGCGTTTGCGAGCTGTAGCCATAGCTTTAGACGCTGCTGTTTCAGCCTTGGTTTGTGCATCTCGCGCTTTACTCTGCTGATGCATAGAGATACCTGTGGTTGTAGCTGTGATTCCTAAGGAGACAATGCCTGTTATTAGTCCTGACATAGTAAATGTTTATTTAAAATTATATGTTCCGGAAGTTCCCGAAAATCTACAGTGTATACTTCTTGCTCTGCCTCCTCAATAGTAGTGGCATCAGTTCTATATACGCAAGTCCAAGTGCAGTCTTCATGCATATAGGCCACTCTCTGAGTACCTATCTCTGTCATGACTTTCATCGGAGCTTTAATTCGTTTTACCTCTCCTGTATCTAAGAGGATAGACATCTCTCCTGACATAAAGAAAGATGGATGGTTTTGCTTATGGATAAAACTCACAACCAAAGACCCTTTAGGCATAAATACCTCACGGGTATAAAGACCATTATCTAAGTGGTGAGTTAAGGGGAAAGACTCCTCCATCTCTTGAGTGTGATGGATAGCCGCACCTTCAATAGAAGATAATTGTTTAGAGAAAATCTCTATCTCTTTCCAAATAACACCTCTGTCTTTATGGACATGACTAAGCAAATCCTCAGGAGAAGTCCTTAAGATTTGTTCGAAGTCAATGATGGGGGTAGGAAGGATAGTCATGCATTCAAAGATACGGTGTTTTAAGGAAAAGATTTCATAACCTCAGACTTAACTGCAAATAGCTCCACAGCCTCTGTATCTTCGTTAGTGAGGGTAAATACTCCATAGTGCCCTAAGATACCATGAGACTCGGCTACAAGGCTCTTAGTCGTCATGATATAGTTCACCTGTACAGCAGGTAAAATTCCACCTCCTCCTACATCTTGCTGTACTACTATCGTGTTCGTACCTAAAGGGATATTAACTGTTATAGCTGTGATTTGTCCTAAATAAATAGGGGTAAGAACTGCAGGGAAAATAACGGGAACTGCATAGTATATTGAGTCTCCTACACTTGGGATATTCCCAATAGGTAGGGTTAAAGCGAATCCAAAAGTAGTAACCTGACCTACGACTACGGCAGTAAGACAATTTCCCACCCCATTAGCAGAACGTAGAGGGAACTCTTGTGAGGGTGAAGCCGGTGTAGCCCCTTGGTTTCTAAGATAAGCAAACCAATCAGACTCTTTTTCTACAAAGAAATCTGAATCAATAAATCCTGTAGTCTGCAACTCACTAACAAATGTAGCTGCCCAAGCGTGGTCTCCTTCTAAAGCCAAAGTCTTAAACAATTTATTCACCATAGGTTCTTGGTTAAATACACCTTGCAAAGTAGAAGGGTAGTTAACTCCGTAATAGCTATTCCTCGTCTCATTGGTATTATGTCTCCATAAATTTCCCCCTGAGAAGGAATAGAAATACTGATTCATACCTTGCATCCACTCAGGGACAAAAGAATAGAAAGACGGCCATCCCTCTGCAGGAGGACTAAAGGTTAATGTATAGTTGGTTTTAGTTACTGACATATCTTGTTTATTATGGGCATGAAGTAACATTAGTAATAACACCATTCACCCCTACCGATACAAGCCATTTTGCAGGTGTTGGGTCTTGAACTACATAATCTCCTGAAGGTTTTTTCGTTACAGAATATGCGTCCTCAAAAGCCCAATCATTAACTACGGGAGAATTTATACTTCCTGAAACTTTACCCAAAAATATTGTCTCATCTAAAGGTTCCGCTGTATTACAATCATCAAGAGGATTTACTGCCGTACATGGTAAACTTGTAAGAGAAACAGGACAACCCACATCTAGATACCAACTTATAGCAGCTCCTGTAGCAAGAAGCTCTGCTACCTCTACAGAAAGAGTTGTAGGTGAGTTAGAAGTTTTAGGTATATAAGCAATGCAATCACCGGGAGTAGCAGATGTTGTCAGACTTACTGAAGATACATCAACAGTCGTTGTGTTCCCATTGTCAGCAAAGCTACCGTTATAATATGAAGCTTCAGAAACCGTGTGAGGGCTACTTGATATTAGTGTTCCTAAATTGGCGGTATTCCCCATATATGTTAAGCCATTTTGAACTGTAGTCTGATGGTAACCATCTACTGCAGAGCTAAACTCATTATAAACTGTATTATTATAAATCCCTCGTATACCTTCAGGAACATTAACAGGATTAAAAGTTATTTTTACAGCTCCAATAACTGACCCTAATTCTATAGGTACAATGTACATACGTATTTCAGAAGGACCCTCTATTGTAGACCCTCCACACGGTGTAGAACAGGAAGGACATATCTCACGAGGAAGGAGTATGCAATTTTGCAACTGACGCACGATACCCGATTGTGCATAATACCCATTAGGAGCACATGTTGTAAACTCTATATCAGTAAAAATCCCTGTAGAGGTAACGAGGTTAGGCCCATTTAAATAATAACTTCCGATAGTTCCCATTAGATATAATTAATTAGCAATCGCATGATGAAAGAGTGAAATTAACTCCTGTTGTCGGTCCTGACACAATACTTACTACACTTTCTGCACAAAGAGTAGTGCTATTATTCGCACCTAAAGTGATATTCGTTTTTACTCCCGCACAAGTTGTATATTTTAATACTACCTGAGAAGAAGTGGTGTTGTCAATTATCCATTCTGAACACACACCTACTGAACACGTACAAACGCAACACGCATCTGCAGTACTTACTGCACTATAACATAAATCTACCGCTGTAGCTGCTGCATAGTCCCAAATAAGATATAGATAGTCATTATCATTTACAGAAGGCATTGTAAAGTTTGCAGAGAAAGTCGGTGTAGCTCCCGTAATTGCAATACTAGCTGCTGCGGCAAGTAGAGAGGCGATTCCTGCAGGTGTATTGGCAAAATAAGTAGAGCTCCTAAAGTATAAAAATCTATTTGAAGTTACATCTACATCAAAATCATCTGTAGATTGCTTATCAGATATAATATATACAGTATCACCACTAATAGGTATAACACCGCCCCCTTGAGGAGCTGCTATTTCAATATAAGAAGAGACTACATTAGCATCAGTAGAGGTTCCAAAAACAATTGGATTCGAATGAGTAGGAGAAATAAATTCTGAATTCTCCCAACGATATTGATTAGTTATTGACTTTCCTATATCTGAGTTATTCGTTAGAGTAACCAAAACAAGTGTGATATCATCAGCTACAGGACATCCTACCGTGAAGTTAACAAGAGAATTTCCTCCTATAGATGAAAATACCACATCTAACTGTTCTGCCGAAACAGAATCCTTAGTAATTGTTACGCTACCACTAGAAGTGAAAGGACCATGAGAAACCGTTGTACCATTATAAGTGGTGTCAAAAGAAAAGCTTGTAGCCACAGTCGGGATAGGCCATGAGATTGTTACGTTCCCTACCGTTGACCCAAGATTATAACATGCACTTAAACCATCAGTAGATATATTATAGTTTTTAGTGATACCACAATGTATACATGGGATTTGTTGAGGTAAATCAGTGAGATTGTTTCCAAGAACATACTCGTTCATATAAGGGTCATATCCACCAAGCTTTTGAGAAGAGAAGTTTGAAATAAACATATCCCTAAACCAACTACGCATTCCTGATTGTGAAATTACCGCAAGAGATTCAGAAGGTCCACTTCCTGTAAGCTGTATAACAGCTCCTCTTTTAGCATCTGTAAAGTATTTAGAAGGACCCCATTGAGCGAAACTCTCAGGATTGTTACTAATACCAAACTCTTCTGACCTAGCTATCTGTGTTCCTAAAATCTCAGGTATAGAAGCCACTACGCCACCTCCTACAGAGTCTGACATAAGGTTCTTGCTTGCAAGTACATATGATATTTTATCCTCCTGAAGGATTAATATATTGGTGTCTTGAGCAAACATCTTCTCGATAGGTCCAAAAGATTCCTCTAGAGGTTTATAGTTTGCGAGCCCAAGATTAAACTCATTCAACTTATTTAAGTTAAACTCATTGTTAAAGACTCCGCTATATGTCATATCTGCATATCGGTCTGCCCTTTTAAAATCTTGAGCAGCGACTGTAGTAACTCTATTCCCAAGAGCAAGAGCACGTCCTGACATGGAGTCACGAACCTTATAACTCTCTACTCCATTTCCGAAAGAAAAACAGTTAAAGAAAGCAGTGTCAACTACACCGCTAATTGGTGGATTTGCGCTAATATCCTGATTAGTTACATTACCACTATGATTTCCAAGAGCATCAATAGAGTATGATTCAGAGGATTCGTACCAAACGTCCGGCAAAGCATCTATAGGTTCTGTCTCAAATACAATAGTATTCTCCGCTCTAATAACAGTTATTTTAGCTTTAACACAAGATTTTTTCTTATCACTATTACCACATTTTTGTGTTCCTGTTACAGAAAGACGTATATCATTATGAGAATTCATATACCACCTATAGAAATTGGTGTCAGGAGAAGGAGCAAGTCCATAATTATTCTCCCCTTCTACATATGAACTAAAAGAAGTTAAAAAAGGTGTTACATATGTATTATGAATCTCAGGACCATCTCCTCCCACCTCTTGCTCTCCATCATCAAGAGTTTCTCCTATATTATCTCCATCCCACCAATCAATTATATTAGCATATGTTTCAGTAGAGATATATGTTTTATCAAATTTATATACCCTTCTTCCGCAGTTATTATCTCCATCTCCTGTTCCTTTTCTTTCAAAAGTGAATTTTAAACGGATAGAACTCCCTGAGGGTATGTCATAAATAGGATAATCTCCATTTGCATCAGCCTCATCTAAATTATGTGAGAAATAATAAGTTAAGTTTGCGTATTCTTCACCTATATCAGGTATACCTATTCTCCCCGTACAGGCTTTTTGAGTATTACCTATTAGTGTAGCGGCATCAGTTAAAGAGCTATTAAACTCAGAATTTTTTATCTGCATATAAACTCCTTGCGGAACTGAAATAACTGTACCTGTAGAGTCTGTAGGAGTAATAAAATCTTCCTCTTGAGCTTTTTTCTCAAGTACGGTAGCATATGTACAGCTACTTAAAGGCCCATCTACATCTCTCTTAACAATCAATCTGTCTCCCTCTTCTATTTTAGCAGCATTTTCTCCTTGAAGTAAGAAATAATCACTAGCAGTAACTCTATCATAGAAAAATATACTTGCATATATAGTATTATATGATGTTTCATCAGGTTTAATAACAAACTTATATCTCTTAGCAAAATCAGGAGCTAGTTGCGTGGGAGGTATAGTTACTTGGATTCTGTTCTTATCAGCTGACTTGCTGCATCCAACATGGATAGTGTTATTACGACTAACTAAAGCTGTAGTGGCACGATTGAACTCATCCATATACACCATACCAATTTCATATCCACGGTTGCTGTGAAGACTCGGAGGACTTCCAAGACTTGAGAAAGTTGTTGTGATAGCGCTAACAGTATAGTACTCATATATGTATGTACTAGGAGATAGAACATCATAAACAAACTTCATGGAAGGAAACTGAAAGCTAATTATATTAGTTCCATTAGCGTGAGTAGCTAATACAGGTTCTGCTGCATTATCTATACCACTTGCAAACTTATACATTGGAGTTGGGACTCCTCCTTCTAAACTACCTGTTATAGTGCAGTTGAAAAGGTCAGTTAAAGTATTTCCACTACAAGATGTAGGGTCAGTAGCGTGATATACAGGGAGTATATTTGATGCAATCCCTATTTTCTCTTGGAAGTCAATACTCTGATATAGCTCAGTTATAGAGCCATAATCTTGAGTAAGAGTGTATAAAAAATCTAACTGTCTATCTGTAGACTCTTCGATAGGTGAAGTTGTAACATTACCTCCTCCAAATGTAGAATGGGTAAAAGAGAGTTTAAGATTTATAGTAGAACCTGTCTTTAAAAACCCAATAGATTCACTAAAATCAACATTTAATTTTGAATTAACTATATTTTGAACAGACCCAAAAGTATAGTCAGAAGGTGAACGGGTATAAGAGAGGTCTTTAAGTCCGATTTCTTCACTTATAAGAGAGGTTGAGTAATTAAATCTAGTTGGAGCATTCCCTCTCTTTAAATCCCATCCATCGACATAGTTTCCATACATAAGCCTATTTCCCATAACGGTTTGGGCTTTAGCTAAAAGTGGGACATTGTCATAAAGCCTGAGTATCTCAGAAGAAGGAAGTACTGTAAAGATTTTACTATTAGAAAATGGAATTGTATATGATGTATTATCTGACAATCCACTCTTAACTTTATCTATCTTCTCAATAACCTTAATAATATCGCTAGTCATCTCCTTAAAAAGAAGGTCTATACCAACTACTAAAGGACCTCCTGAATTATAAGTTACATTACATGCATTAGTTGAGTTTACCATACCTTCATTTAGGTAGGACTCAGAACTTAAATCATATTGCTCAGGGATAAAAGAAGGAGCGGAAAATTGCGATATAGCTGAGTATTCATTGTCAGCATATTTATATCTATACCCAAAAGAAATAAGTCTATCTTCTAAGTAATTATCCTCCCCTTGAATATTATAAGGCAAAATAACAGGTGCTGCAATAGGCGGTGCTTTTACAACAAGGATATCCTCTGCAGAAAATTTATCTATATTTGCTACAGGGTCAGAATAGTCTTTATTGATATTTATCCTTCGGGGTTGGTTTAAATCGTCCGTAAAAAATAATAACTCATCTATTAAATTAATTCCTGTAATAAGATATGTCTTGGAGAAATTAAGAATAGTATTTAACCCTCCACCATCATCAATGCTTATGACATGATAGGTCAACGTTAAAGTAGTGGTGTTGTAAGAGACGATAAGGTCTAGCTTTCCTGTAGCTCCTACAGAGAAATTACTATCATGGATAAACCAATACATAGTCTCTTGCTCTCCATCAGCATAAGCTCCGATACATGTCGCATCATCACTTAACTCTGTTCCGTTAATGTACTCAAGGGTAGTAAGTCTGTCATTACCCTTAGAGTTCTCTACCGCCCCTACCTCTGAGGACTCAGTAGAACCAAGTCGAACATTTAAAGCATCAATATATTCTCCGTCAGGAATGAGTCTCTCATCCACGACTTTATTCATGCGCCCCGCAATAAAATTTCTTACAGTACTTGCCATATTACTTTATCCACTTATTTTGTCCACGAAGATTCATTAACAAACGCCCCGGATGAATATTACTTAAACGAATTTTAGCATTTCTAAGTAGTGCTGATTTCTCCTTCCGAGCTCGCGTCACAATATACTCCTGAACACCCAACTTTGAGTTAAGGATAGAGTAACGAATATATGAGTACACATATTCTTCGAATAGCTTGTTAACAGTTACACTAGCGTCATTACCATTCTCCATACCATCAGATACATATTCAAGAACAGCTAATTTATCATTCATTACAGAACTGAAATTAATCACACCACCCTTTTTATCTATAGAAAAAGTAGGGTTTACATTAGCGGTCTCAGTATTTAATCCAAAGTGGCCTCCTATTCCATAAGAGAAGTACCAATTTCCCTCAAACTCCCATCCTTCAACTCCATTATAAGCACTGCTAGAGTTAAGATAAATACTTCTCTTAGTTCCTATAATACGTTGGTATGACATATCAGAGAACTCAGGCTTTAAGACATTTCCATCTTGGTCAAATAAAATCTTTGCATCATTGTCCTGTATATATGCATTGCTCCAATTTGTTTGAATATTCTCACTTAAAGGAAATAGAGTCCCATTTTCATATAAAGAAATACGAACCCAATTAACGTAGTCCTGAGGGAGTATATACCTCAAAGACTCCCCTACGGATAGCTCAAGGATTTTAACCTCCTTAAAGGCGTCGTAATTGAGCTCCATGACCGCTCTCTTGGCATGGAAGAGGACTTTAAATCTATCTTCGTTATTTATAAGGGAATGGTTTCCACTATAAATCAACATGAAATTGTTTACAATATCAGATAGAGATACGAATTGATATGACCCCCAATTCTCATTAGTAGGGTTAGCACCTTCATTCTCATAATAATTATAATCTGTGATATACGGCATTAGGCTTGTTGTTGAAGGTTTTTAGTTTCCTCAGCCTGTGCGTATGTATATACATCTATCTCACGGATAGACATACCGCACATCTGCAGAATTAAATTCACTAGTTGTGGTTCATCGTCAATAGGAACCTCAAAATCTTGGAAGTCAGATTGGTTGGGGTCATACATCGGTTCTCCACCTGTTATTACTGAGTAAGTCCAATTCGGGTCGAAAGGATAACGAATATATTGCGCCTCTACTTGAGTAGTACCATTAATAGTAGAAGGATAAACAGTGAGGATACCGCCCTCAATAGTGTATGCAGGGAAAGCAACTGTAGGAGCTAATAACATAGAGTTGTTTAGCATAGTAATCTTACTGTGTGTAACCGCCTCTGCTTCTCCTGTAAAGACAGCTGCTGCACTATAGCACAGGACCTTATTCAAAAGATAGTAATCATCTGAAGTTACTGATACAGAAGGAAGGTTATATGTGTTAGTTGACACAACTGCTTGAGGAAGGGTTTTAGTGACAGAGAATATATCTATAGACTCTGAGATACCTTTAGAGGCATCTGCATACTCTGTGCCTGACATACGTGCATTCTCTTTATTTAAGGCAGTATTATAACCTGAGAAGTAATTATCAAAGATTGTAATCTGAGCCTGTTTAGCAAAGAGATTGAAATCTGCCGGAGAGATATACCCATAATTATTCTTATTGAGTACGGACAGCACTGTGTTTCTAACGGAATTTATCATAAGGAAACCTTTTCCCAAAGATAGACAAAAAAAAAGGGCCACTAACAGTGACCCTCTTCAATAATATGTATAATAAAATTATAGGTATGACTCAAGTAATTGCAACGCCTCTACACCATCATCGGTGATGAAATAGGACTCACATGTAGATATAGAATCTTCTCCAAATGGAATAGTAAGCATCTTCTTTTTATTAGCATCGGTATTAAACCACACCTCAGACTTGTTACGCCTATAGGTTAAAAGAGATTTACTAAAGAAATTTTGGATATTAGACTGCAGCTTTAGATGTGGGTCATTGACAATTTCTAAAAACCTCTGTGGGTCTTGACGAGCCTTAATCAAAAGGTCTCTTCGTAACTCAGATGTAGTTAATGTAGTGGGGTTTAGACCATACATAACACGAGCTACATTTTCTGCCTGCTCAATATCTAATGAACGGCATTCAATTAAAGCGTCTACTTCATAGTTTAAAGTTTCCATCTCTTCAGCAGCATCGCGTTCAAGATTAATTTCCTCAAATCTTCTCCCATTTAATGGGTGGAGGTGCATAAACTTCTGTAAAGCAGGATTATTTTTAGGTACTTGCAACATGCCATCAATAAAAACAATAGGTTCCACTACTACGTGTCCATCTTGTTCGTCTACATAAATAGACTGTTGATTCGCTGCATAACGTATCTCTCGGTTTTCACCTTTATCTTCATCAAATTGAAGCATAGGTTGTCTTTTGTTTCCTCCGGGACTTATATAAGTCGAGAGGGGGGCAGAACCATTTGTAAGTTTATACGAACGGTCTGTTAGAACAGGTTTGTTCTTTTTCATAATAATTGGATTTGAATTAAAGATAAAAAATAAAAGGACGAGGGAGAATTCCCTCGTCCAATTACCATAGATATATTATTGCTCGAAGATAAAGAAGTTATTCGCTCCTAAAGTGCATACTGCACGCTCAGAAAGGAAGTGAACCTCCATAGCATCAAGGCTGCTTGTAGCAGCACCACCGGCAGAACCTGTAATCCAAGTCTTGTAGCGACGGTCTTCAGTCTCAGACGCACGGTAACGAACGTGTAAGAATGGACGCTTCGCGTTCTTTCCAAGAATTTGGTCATACACAGAAGTTGAACCTGCAGGGACTAAGAGACCGTCAACGGTTCCGCTTCCTGCTGCTGCATTCAATCCACCACGCATAGTTGGGTCGTTGAGGTATTTCCAATCAGACTTGTAGAAGTCATATCCACGACGGAATCCTGTGAATCCGAGGTTTAATGCCATCTCCTTATCGTTATCGAATAGACCATATGAAGTACCACCTGCTCCGTAAGAGTTTTGTGCTGCTAACATATCGTCGATTTGGAATCCGAAGTTACGGTTAACAAAGACAACGTTCTCTTCAATAGCTCCTTGCTTGTCAAGTCGGCTTATGATAGTATCCCATTCTCCTAAATTTACCGGAGGGCCTCCTGTCCAAACGTTTCCACGGTCATTGACTACATAGAATACACCGTCAGAACCTTTGTTACCCATAGAAGCGTTAACTCCTGCGGTAGCGGCTCCTGAACCTGCTTCAGCGGGGACAGCTTCAATCATTGCAGTCTCCAAGTAATCGTCGAAACGAAGACGTGTCTCATGCTCAGACTTTAGATACCAAAGATATCCATCAGCACCATTCTCTGTAGTAACCTCTACCCATCCAATCTGTGCCATATCAGAACCTGATACTGCATACTTATCTTTAATGATAATAGGTGAGTTGTTAAAGAAGATGTCATCAGACTCTAGAGAGCCTTCCATCCCTACTGTTCCTTTTTTGAATTCAGAACCATATACAAAGATTGTGTACTTAGTCGCTCCTGCTGCATTGACTAATCCTGCTGCTGAATAAAAAGCAACTTGGATTTGGTTTGCATTTAAAGCGTCTGCAGTACCTGACTTAGTTACAATACCCTTAATAGAATCAGGAGTAGAAGAAGCGTCGTTAGACTGAATAAAGACAGTTTGACCTTTACGGATAGCCTGCTGAGTAACTGTTGCGGGTGCAACACCTAGAGCAGGAACCATAGTGTCGTTAACTGTAAATAACGCCTCATTAACAGCGACAGCTGCAATAGGAGTAGTACAGTCAATGTACTTAAGGTGTAAACGTCCTTGTTCTGCCCACTCGATGCGGTCAGAGTTAGAAGGCATCTCAGCTCCTACCATACGTAGGAAAGAAGCGAGTGTTCGGTTACCGTAACGTTCAAATTCTTTCTCGTATGTATCAGGAAGATACTGATTCAAGAAGTTGAAGTCGGTAATATAATTGGTTGACGTCGGTACCTGTTGGGCACTCGGTTGCAACGCAAATGTTGGGGTGGCTTGTATTGCCATAATTGTTTCTTATTTAAAATTAATTAAGTCGTGCGTCGTGCACTTCTTATTTTTAGGCCCCGTCCTGAATCAGGGTTTACAGAACGAACTTGCATGCCCCCCTTAGAAGTTGTGTTTTGTGGAGCTCCTCGTTCAGACATATTGATATTTTTTGTCTTACGCATAACTCCATCAACGGCTTCCGATTGGCCTTGCTCATAAAAGAACTTGGCAAATTTATCGGGGTTCATTGCTATTGCTAGTGACCTGTGGTAACCCACGGCATCCTTGACTAAGCCTGCTTCATCTACATATTGGTTTATCCAATTCATAGGTGTTTCCTGTTGCTTCTTCAATTCAGTCCTATCTCCGGGAGCAAATGTGTAGGCTCGGTCATTTAAATTGAACTCAAAACCTTTGAATTCATCACCGAAAACCTCGTTTGTCTTTTCGTCAAACCAAGTCTTTCTACGTGTTTGCTCTTCCTGAGCGGTCTTCGCGTTAGCGGTATACTGCTTATACTCATTATACTCTTCTGAATTATCTAAAGAAGGTGACCCAATAGACTCAAGAGGTACACCATATTTTTCTTTAGCATCTTCGAAGTATCTCTTCGCTTTAGCAATAGTCTTCTTTTTTGCTAGTCGGATTTTTCTAATGTCACCATCGTCATCGAGGTCTTCATCAAAACTATAATCCTCCATCATAGCACTTATATCTTCTTCATCAAGTCCTTCTTCCGTTGCCGTTAGATATTCCTTGATAAGGTTATCGGGATTCATAGTGTCATAGTCTCTGTTTAATTGAACAAAGTCTTTTACACCACGGCCCGTTTCTTTTTTATACTTAAAGAACGCTGACACTTCTTCGTCCATTTCACCGGACTCTTCTCTCGCCTCTTTTAAATCGTCTAGAGAATTAATCTCTCTACCTAGTCTGTCACTAATAATAGATAGCAACTCACCTTCTTCCATCTGTGGTTTCTCTACTACAGGTTCTATCTCTTCAGATATAACCCCTTCAGGAGTGTCATTAAAACTTTCCTCATGCTTTTCAAGCAATGAAGATTCAACTTCGGCAGCGGATTTTTGCTCACCTTCTTCTACAAGACGCACTTTCATTTCCATGTGATTAGATTTTTTTTCAAAGTTACACTAAAAATGTTAGAGAATTAGACCTATCTTGGATTGAACTCCGCAAGGTCAAACCCATCCAAACTATCTTCATTTGATTCGAAGGTTTGTGCAGGTAAATTATTCTTCCTTTGATTTATAAGTTTAGACTGTTGAGTATTCTGTTGACTAATCCTGTCAGACTTTGCATCTTCTTTCTGAGTGTCTCTACTCTGAATATTCTGCTCCATCATTCCCTTTAGCTGCATCTGATAGTTAAACTCAACATCCATAAGTTGCTCTTTAAGTTGAGCCTCATTATTCATCTTCTCAATATCGAAAGCTACCTCAGCCTGCTTAAGTTGCATCTTACCTTGAATCTCCATCTGACTCTGTTGCATAGCCATTTGCTGTGCCATCTCTTGTGACTTCAGCTGTTGCTGTGAAACCATAGCCTGCTGCTGCATCTGCATCTGCTCTGTGCGGTCCTGTTTAGCTATCCTCTTCATCTTAAGAAGTTGGTTAGCTAATTTCAAGTTTCGTATCTCACGGATATCAATAGCGTCCTCAAGGTTTATATCTCCTTTAGAAAGAGCCATATTTATATTAGCCTCAAGCTGTGCCTTTTGCTCCTCATCAGGTGCTATCTCAATAAAAATACCAAAGTCATATATATATAACTCATTAATATCCTGAAGGATACTAACGTTATATTTTCCAATCTGATTTGTGAACTCTTCTTTAAAGTCAGCGTATTGAAGTATATCTGAAACCCTATATGTTAAGCTCTCAGCCAAAGTTCTATACATATATAGACTTGCATCTAAAATATGTCTTGTAGCAGTATTAGAATTTAAAGCGGCTAGTTTCTGAACCCCAACCAAAGCATATGGGTCAGGAGTAGAACCATCTCTAGCTTCATTAAGTCCCGTAACATCACGAATCATCTGTAAGTAATGATTCATGTTTTGGATAAGCATCTGCGCTTTGCTCGCTCCTGAACTAGCTGTAAGTTGAGTAATAGGAACTTTAGCTTGGTTGTAATCACCCTCCTGAGTATAGCTTCTTCCAATAACAGAACCTGTTTGGAAGTATAGTCTTAAAGCATCCTCAGGGTTGTAAGCATTACCTGTACCTAAATCAACTTCGTTTAATCCATCAGCATCAATATATACTCCATCAGGCACTACTCTAGATATTACTTGCTGTAATTTTAGGTGTGTTATCTGAATTAAGTCAGCAAAGGGAATCATCCTACGAGTCAAAGACTCAATAACTCCTTTGTACATACGCGGAGCAGAAGCGACATAGTTTGGGATAGCAAACTGAGAAGCAGACTTAGGTCGAACCATATTCTCTGCAGCTTCCCACTTAAGCATAATGTTGGTTCCCATAACCATAACGCCTTCATACCATATATCAATAGTCTTCTCGATTTTCTCAAATCCTCCCTCATCCATCATATCTTGTGGAGGATTGAATTGGTCGTCCTTTTCAATCATCCTAGAAGCTCCCCCCTCTAAGTTCTTCTTCTTATATACAATCTTCTTTGTAGTCTTATAATTAAAATACATTAAAGTGCAAGTGTCACGATAGAAGATATCGTTATCATGAAACTGAGCTACATTATAATAATCATACCAACTTTGACCTCTCTTAGATATTTCCTCTAAATCTTCTTTAGTAAGAGAAGTGTCTATCTTAAGAAGTTCCGTAATGGGGACAGTTTTAATCTCTCCCCAATAGAAACAGTCTTTAAACTGTGGGTCTTCCGTATAACTGTATACCACATTAGCAGGGTCTACATACGATAATTGAACTCCTTGGCCGGGTAAAAACTCGTGTTTGGCTACAGATATACCTAAGACCATAAGGTCATAGTCTAATCTGCGCCTAATATCATCATAGTGATTCTCATCAAAAATAGTGTTGATAGCTTCCTCCTCAGCAATCTCAATAGCAGGCTTATAATTAAGCTGCATATATAATTGCAGTTCTTCATCAGAAGAAGGTAACTCATCCGGAGGCATAACAAAAGTATCTACTCCTGTCTTCTGTTGAATAGTTTCAAGCAAAGGCTTCGCAGCCATCTGCCCTTCAATCATCTCTTGATACTTACTTCTCTTAGATTGAGAGATAGCATCTTGAGCATATGCTTTTACTTTAAATAAGCGTTCAGACATACCATTGACAACAATATCTACAAACTTCGGAAGTATAGGAACAGGAGTCCAATCTAAATTTAGATAAGATAAATCGCCATCAACAGCAAGTTCGTTTTTATATTTCGCAACAGACTGCTCTCCACGAGCATATAAACGTAAATTATGAAATTCTCTTGCTTGGCTGTAAAATCTGCACTGATTACTCGTCTTTTTAAACCACTCATATTGAATAGCCTGACCAATCTGTAGCCCAAATTCATCTGTTGCTTTCTCTGCATCAGACACAAATTGGCTAGGAAAGCCTGCAGATGATAGGTTTATATTAACTTTTTTCATCTAATTATCTCACTTGTTGTTCCGTTATTTCTATACTGAGCGAAGGTAAGGCTTAATTTTTTCGTCTTTTGCACCGGAGTATATAAATGTTTTTGATTTGCCATAATAGCAAGCCCTGAACTAATAGCTGCATCATACTTTGTTCTATTACTTATATCAAACTTTGCCCAATCCTCAAGCGTCCTTACGAAAGGCATAGTTCCCATCTCGTCTGAATCTCTAAATGCACCTTCTAAATCTAAACCTACATGTTTCTCTATATATGACTCAATAGCTGAAGCATGGGCTTGCTTTACATCCTCCGAAGAGTTTGGCATACCTCCTAATTCCCTCTCTGTTTTTGAAAGTTTATTAAAATGCTTATCAGGTCGATTCATACAGAACCCACGGTAACCGCGATTCTTAAAGTGATAAAGCAACCTCGGTTTGTTATTCTCTATAAGGATAGGCATACCATAAAACACACAAGCCATAAGTACCTCTTCGAAAAATATCTCTGCCGTCTGCGGTCTAGCTACATACTCTAAAAAGAACTCATTGGTAGGTGCCTCATCCATATGAAACTTCGTCATCCCATGAAGGGCTCCATTAGAACCTCCACCACCGACTACTCCTGATATGTCATAAGAGTCACATCCAAAAGACCCAAGGTGTTCATTTCCGGGATAGTTAATCCCCCCTCTTTTCTCTACTCTATTTTGCAGTGTAGGGTTAGGAGTCCAACTCACTCTAAACCTTCCTCGGATATCAGGATAGAAAACAACTTCTGAATCCACCTTCCCATCTTTCCATCCAAATGACCCACGAGTAACAAACTGCTCTCGTATCAAAGTCTCGGCATAGTCTAACTGCTGATATATTTTAGTTAGGTTAAATAAAGAAGACTTGCTCTCATCTCTAAAAGCATGTGACTCTGTACGGGGGAACTGTCTGTAGAATTCATTCAAAGCATCAGGGTCGTTCTTTAAAGATTCCACCTCAGCTTCCCAATACGTTAAAGCTCCTGACTCAATCATTAAATCGTCTATTCCTTTTACAGGAACTTTAGGCGCATCAACTACAGGCTCTCCAAAGCGGTCAATAAACCCCTCCATATTATACTCCATAGGAATAAATAGTGAGTATAGACCACTCTTAGTCTGTCCGTTTCCATTCCTAGAAATTGCGTTTGAGTCTCCGTATAGCTTTTTGAAGTTATCCCCTCCTTTACTTAAAGCATTAGAAGTAGAGCCCATTAAACACTTTCCTATAATTCTACTACCTAAACGTAAACATGTCTTTGTTACACGCCAATTGTTTAAGATATTATTTGGCTTAATCCATTTTCCGCTCTCGTCATGGACAAGGAGAAGTAACTTCTCTCCATCGTATGAGTTATCGTCTGTATTCTTCCAATCAATAGTTGTATCCAATCCATCCAACTCATCAATAGAGAGTAGATGCATATTCTTTTTTGTAATCTTAGAGGCAGGTATCCTAAACGCTAATTCGGTTTTAGGTTTATCCATACCATCTTGAATAGGCTTAAAGAAAAATGGAAGCCTATTGGCTATAGGAACAACCTTATCGGTAAACATCTTCTTTGCATCAGAACCTGTTTTGGAGAGTATACCTACTCTAGCATCGTTGGCTAAACTACCTACGTTTACACACTCTGAAGACCCCATGAAAGAGAATCCTGACCGCCTAATCTTTAGGTACGACATCCCAAAACATCGGGCATCTGCTTTACAAGCTTCCCAAAACATAAAGAATACTCTGTTGGCTTCACGAAAGTCAGGAAAACCTACATCAATAGTCGCCCATTGTAAGTACATATAGTGAGCTCCTGTAATATATGTAGGTATGCCATTATTCATAAACCAATGCCCCTGTTCTCTTTGGTCAAACTCAGCTTCGATATAATCTATCCACCTATCCTTAAACACTGATGGCATGTCATTCCATTGGAATATAGAGGCTATTTTAGATAATGGTTTGGGGAGTATAGTGCGTTTCCAATACTGTAATTCTTTTTTCTCTTCTGCAGGTATATCCTTAGGTTCTAAAGGTAGTCCGATATTTATCCCTGAGACGTGTATTATCTTTCCGAGCTGCCCTGTGGTAGAGATAATGATGACATCATATGTAGAGTTGTATCCATACTTCCATGTCTTTGCCCGATTTTTCTTAGACATAACATTAGTCGGTACTAACTTACGTACCGTCGTGTATAGTTTATTTTGCTCTTTGTTCTGCAAATCCCTGTTTACTATCCGTCCGACTTGTGTTATCGCTTGCTAAGTTAAGGTTTTCTTGCTCAACTTCAATCTTAGCTAATATATCAAAGGCATCAAAGATACACAGCTTCTTTGTTGCGGCTGCATTCTTTAGTCTATCTGCAGCTAATTCATCCTCCGGGTCAGGTTTAATGATATCCTCTAGAGCGACTTTAATCAACTGCTCTACAGCACGTTTGCCCGCTGCAATAATCTTTATCTTAAGCTCATTAGATTCCATTTGCCATAGTAATTTGATGGTCATATATCCTATACAACTTCTCTCCCTCAATATCAAAAGCATACTCCGAATCAGGAGTGAAAGATATTCTAGTCCCTTTATTTACCCCTTGACTAAGGAGATATTCATTAGGATATTCCATAACTCCTATAAGAGGCTCTTCACTTCCCGGCTTTGAGAGCAATGAATCTTCTATAGGAACAGGCTTAACGAAACAAAAGCGGTCATGGGAATGCCAAGCGCCATTCTGTTTATATAGAAAAAATTGGTCTGAATCCACAAAGAAGAGGTCATCACGGAAAAAACTTTTCCCACTTTTCCTTCTTCCTTTTATATCGTTATAGAACTTAAAGACATTGTGATGGACAAGTAAGGTGTCTCCGACTTTGATAGGACCGTCATATCCAATAGGTAACTCCTTTACTACAGCCTCACGATTCGATGCCGAAGCATCTTCCTCAGAACTGCTTATGATAAGGTCTATACCCCCAATTTTTTTAGTATTAGAGTAGCGCCTCCCTAAAGAAGGTTGGACAATAAAATTGAAAGGTGATTTCATTATGAGCCACAGCCAATACATTCAATAGGAGAGTGACCTGTAGGGGTAACTCCGTCTAACTTCATTTTCAAAGCATGGATATTATCTTGTATTGCCAATCGCATATCAAAATCTGTAGCCTCTTCTTGCTTAAGAATAAGAACCTTAATTTCGGTTTGTAACTTCTCTTTCTCAGTAATCATAATTAAAAGTTTATGTTGTACTCAATAGAAACAGGCATCGTCTCACGAAATTCTTTCCATAAGACAACAGTCTCCTCTCTTTCTATCCAAATTAAAATTGAATGGCTATCAGCCTCATGCCTAATGTGGTGTATTTTATACGCCCCACTTAACACGGCTTGCCCAACGATATAATGCATCGCGCCACCCTTATAGTCAGGTCCTACAGATATTTTCCTAATATCTCGATTCATACAGGGACAGCAGATATAGTTAAAAAGTCTACAGCAACAATAGTAGTAGCAGTAGGAGCTTTTGCGAATACTTCAATATAATCTCCTGTACTCATGAGTTGCATAGACTGTAAAGTTCCTGTAGTATATAAACTAGAGGTAGCCTCTATTTTCTGTTCAGAGTTTGTTATTATAACATCACTATTGTATAATGAAAATTCTGCTATATCCCCTACAGTCCAACCGTTTATAGTAAAAGTAACAGTAATATTAAACAGTTGGTCCGGAGTCCCATCATATCGAATCCTATTTTGATAAGTCGCTGCACCGGGTTGAGTACTCCATAAACTTGCTGTTGTGTATGATAAATTATAGTTTAACGCATACCAATTTGTTATTATAGGCATCGAGGTAGTTTGTCCTGCCATATTCGCTCGTGCCCCTATATATCCTCTAGCTGCAGGCATAGTATACGTTGCTACATTAGCTGCTGTAACGTGTCCTGTAGCACTTGTTGTGGCTGATGTTATAGCCGTAAAAGTACCTCCATCAGTAAGAGTTACCGCAGATGTAGTATCAGCTCTTGATACATCTGAATGAGCAATAGATAAAATATTATCAGTTACGAAGTTTACCGAAGTCTGAATATCTGTTCCTCCATCGAAATTAACAATACTACTATCAGAAATTGTAAGGGTAGAACCTGTATCAGCCGCAAGGTCCCAATTCGTCCCTGCATCTGCAGGAAGAGTATAGGTTGCTACATTCGCCGCTGTAACGTGTCCCGTAGCATTCGTAGTAGACGAAGTTATGGACGTGAAGGTCCCGCCATGTGTAAGGGTTACTGCAGAAGTTGTGTCAGTTCGAGATGTAGAATCATGGGAAATAGAAAGAACCTTCTGCTCCGGAGAAATAGGTGTAGTTATCGCTGTAGTTACATATGTGCCCCCATAGAACTCAACACTATCTGAATCAGAGATTGTCAATGGACCACCTGACCCTGCATCTAAATCCCAAGTTGCCAAAGTCTGACTACCCCACTGAGTAGCCGTTCCTGTACTCAAAAGAACATCATTTACCGACCCACTAGAACCTATAGAGTCAATATAAAGTAAGTTATTCGTTATACCTGCTGAAGCAGTTAAGTTCGCAGTAGATACCAACGCTGAATTAACTATATTGGTAGAGTTTACAGTGGTTATATTACCTGTAGTAGACCCTAGAGTCACTATCGTACCTGTAGTAGAACTAAAAACACCTATCGTTCCATTAGTACTATTAACCGTTGTTGCGGTCACGATACCTGTAAGATTGATATCGTTAGTTGCAGTGTTACCAACAGCTAATACCTCCGCTAAGTCAATTGAAGCTTCAGCAAGAGATATTATACTAGCAATAGTATAATTCTTGGTTTTGTTTGAGTCCTCACTATCGGTTCCAATAAGTAAATCAGCTGTATCTACAACTGCATCAATTGGGTATGTGCTAATCCGCGACATCTTCTTTTTGTGTTATTGCTCCCGTTTGAACATTAACACTAACATCCTTACCATATTTTTCTACAAGTTTCTCTTCCATCTTTCCAAATCCTGTTTTACTAGCCATAACTGCATCTAAAGCATCTTGTTGAGCCATAGTCGCATCAGCGAGTTGTATTTTAGCTTGGTTAAAAGCAGAGAGAAGCTGTTGTAAAGATGTAAGTTCTTCAGCAGTAAGTTCCTTTTCAGGAGCGATTGTAATTGTTTTAGACATTATAATAGATTTAATTTAATTTAGTTCAAATATAAGGCTTTATCCCTTACGATTTTTGCCCATTACTACGGCTTGAAGAATACGAGAAAGTACATTGACAATCCTGTCATCTTTCTTAGTTTCCGTTAAAGCAGTAAGTGTACCTGCAGCTGTGATAACAGCTAGAGCGATAGTCGCCCAATTTAATGTTATAAATTCCATATTGATTAATTTAAAAAGCCGAACTTATCTTTTACGATAAAAGAAGGGCAGGCTTTGGTTGAAAATTCGTTATGTCCATGAATGGATAATTCTCCAAAGATAAGCCTTAAACTCTTAACTATCTCCACAAAAGCAATTTCTTGTGGAACCGTCATGGTATCTTTAGCTTCTTTAGAGGCGTCTACACCGCCGATATAGCAAATTCCGATGGAATCCTTATTCTCTCCTGATACGTGAGCACCTTGCACCCCTATAGGGCGTCCTATCTCTATCTCACCATCAAGGTGGATGACGAAATGGTATCCTATATCTGACCATCCTCGTCTTAAATGCCATTTCCTTATAGTCTCAACACTGTACTCCTTACCCTCATATGTGGCAGAGCAATGTAAAAATATTCTTTTTAAGTTTCTCATCTCTTTAATCTATTAACATCTTTACAATACCCCCTACTGCAGACACAAATACAATACCTATCCCCCACTCAATAACTTTCTTCCAACGGAGGACCCCTTTAAATTGCTCTATAAGTGCTTCTCTTTCAGGTTCGCATGTTTTTCTAAATTCTGTATTCTTATTTGTCTCTACTATAAGCCCATCATCAGGATTGAATAACCTCTTCTGCATGGTCCTCATATCCTTCTTCATCTCTTTTTGATTTTGGTGCATCGCATTAATAGATTGTTCTATTTTAAGGATATTCCCATTAGGCATATCCTTCTTTAGTTTAGCTATTTCAATGCATATATTTTCAAGTATCTTTTTTTGTGTTACCATCGACAGTCATTTAATACATATTCCATTATAATATCATAAGTTGGAAGTTATTTACTATAGATGTTCCTGATGAACCTACAGGTAATTTACCCCTGTATGTAAATGTTGCAAATAAAAAGTCTGTGCTAGCAACACTTACTCCATTAGTTGAAGTATAACTCATAGGTCTCGTAGAAGGACTTGAAGAAGGGGTAGCAATCTTAACTCCTGCTACTAGTATGCAATTCCCCATTGTAGTTCCGGGGTCATCACCATTAGCCATATCGGTAATAAAAGCAGTAGGAACCTTATATACTCTTACAATAATATCTTTTCCTGTTTGCGTATCCGTGTCAAATTTCATAGTACCTGATATCTTTACTATACCTGAAGCGTTAGCATTAAATATAGCTCCCATTATATTATTTGGGATAACACCCGCATAGGTAGTAGTTCCCGGAACCATTACAGTGCCCGGATTTGTAGCACTTGCTTCAACATCCCATCTAGTATCACAAAATCCTCCGCTTCCTCCAAATAATAGTCCTAGTTTACCTGTATGCGATGAAGTAGTAATATCTACTGTACCTCCTCCTGAAACAATATGGCTAGAAGGTGCACCCCATGACATAACTCCTGTAGTAGAAGAACTGAGGTACTTTCCTGAAGCTGTAGGTAAATCAATGGGAAGAGTATAAACAGTATCTGCAGTTGCATTTCCTGACCTGATACCTGTCTTATATGCATTCCCCGAACTTCCTTTAAAATATAATGTATTTGATGTATGGGTATCTGCAGGATGAATAGTAACATCCCCATTACTCCCAAATTGCATTACAAAATCTCCTGTTACAAGCTTTCTAATATATAATTCATATCCTCCTAAAGCAATTGAACGGGTGGACGCAAGGGTTTGGTTTGTATTTGCTAGATTTTGTTGTGCTACCCATGACATAGTTCCTGTAGTCGTAGAACTAAGCATATAAGGTATACCCGCAGCAGGATATGCAGCAGGAAGAATGTAAGGATTAGGCGCGATAATAGAAGTAGGAGCTTGTAAAGAAATAACATTCGTACTACCTGCATTTGAATCTCCTTGAAAAACTAATTTTTTTGAACTTGAATCTAAAGATATTAACTTGAAGTCTCTATATGATGCGACTGAAGAAGTTGAAGTAGTAAAGATGATACCTGTCCCCCCTTGTTGTTTATAAATACTAAAGGACCCTCCTGTACTACTTAAATATAACCTTCTATATGTAGCAGCGTTATCAGGGGTTATATAGAGGTCACTATTTCCAATATTCGTTCCTCCGGACCCCCCTGTAGCCCAAGATAAATTTGCACTTCCATCAGTACTCAATACTTGATTAGCACTTCCATCATCAGCAGGTAAGATATACGTTTGGTTATTAGTAACCGTTGTAGGGGCTTTAAATCCCACAAAATTTGATTGTCCACTATCTAAAAGTTGTAAACTTCCTTCTAAAGTAGTAGTACAAGAGAAATCATTTCCTATACGAACATTAATTTCGGTTCCCGTATTATACTTCCCCTCAAATATGATTCCTGAAGCAAGACCTCCTTGAGACATAACGGAGATAGTATATTTACCTCCTAAATTTCCGGTGGTCCTATAAGGAGCTTCTACTAAAACCTGACCAAAAATAGTATCTGCTAAAGTGCTATCTAATCCTGTATAAGTAATTTTACCTATATCCTCACCATTTGCAGATGCAA